AGAGGCTGATGAGGAACTCACCGTAATGCGTGCAGCGTATTTGACGTTGACACGGAAAACACCCGCCGAAGCATCAGTTGAGGAGTGTGAGAATCTTGACAAGGCGGAGCATTTCGTCCTTAAGTCCACCGAGCGATTGAAGGAGGGGAAATGAAACCGAAAACACTCAAAGCCCTCAAAGGTTCAATCCTCAAATGGGAGAAAATCGTAAAAGGAACGGGAACGAATGAGGGACCCCGGAATTGCCCTCTCTGTAAACTGTTTTGGTTTTCTGACTGCCTGGGTTGTCCGGTGAAGGATAAAGTGAAACAATCCTACTGCGATGGAACACCTTTTCGCCAATATTGTCGTGGCCGCAACATTGACAGTGCACGGGCCGAACTTGATTTCCTGAAGAGTCTGTTGCCAAAATCCCGCAAAGTCTCTAAGAACTGAAATCGCTTGCTAAAATCGTAGAAAGAGTGACATGAGAAAAAGCAACATGGAGCGGGTCAATTATGGTGTACCAATCGAGGACGCGACGAAGGCAATGGCGCGGGAGACGATCTTGATATCCCTGGCGGACCTTCAAGAGTTCTCTCAACGCACAGACGGCCATCACGAACTGTAGGACGTACTAAAATGGTTCAACGACCGGCGCACCGTGGCCTTCGGCTATGGTTGGTGTCTCGAACAGAGTGGCATGAATCCCAATGATATCCGAATCGGAATCAACAAAATCCTAAAATCGGCGAGGTGTCTATGAGCCGCATGAATAGCGACCGCCGGCCGATCGCTTACGAATTCTGCAAAAAGCGGGACGGCGAGAAGTGTGTGGTTTGCAAGCGCTACCCCGTCAAGAAGGTCCAGGACAAGAGTCGCGAGGTAACAAGGCTCTACGTCGACCATAAAGATAATAATAACAACAACAATCCAGAAGACGGATCAAATTGGCAACTCTTATGTCCCAGTCACAATGCGAAGAAAAACCCACGCGGCAAACAGCGACACTCTAAGTTCTCATCGCACTTGCGCCTAAAGGAATCGCTTACACATACATCTGCGTCCACACATGAACGAGCCGAGACGATCGCACGGTCAAAGTGGCAAACGACAGCGCAGTTGGACGTCTCAGCTAAAGCGGACCCGTTAGTGCGTGCCTATGTGAATTCATTACTTAGCCATGTAGATCGCATTGAGAAGTCTGAGCTCGCGTGTGCAGCTGCAGAACATTGTATGCTCAAAGGTGTACAACTCTCCGAGCAGACAGCCGCTCGATATATTCGGAAGTACTGTAACAACATCAACGGATTCCTGGAAAGTATTATGGTCGAGGATACAGTCTACATTCGCAAGCGAAGGGATCTCAGCCAATGAAGGACAAGTACAGAGTCGACAACAACATAAGGGTACTCGCAATCCCTGGTCGACCGCCAAAGTACCCGTTTAGGCGTATGAAAGTGGGTCAATCGTTCAAGTTTTCGAAGGTCGATCATATACGCGTTGTCATGGCTGCTGCGAAGTGGCACGAACGACACCCCGATGAAAAATTCAGCGTATCTAAAGAACAACTACGATGTCAGAGGACAGTTTGAGATACGTGCGATCTCTATATTTGTCAAGTTCATTGTCTACATGATCCGAAAATCTCCACTTTGCAGGCCCTTCTCAAATACCTATCTTTGTAGTGCCTGACTGACGACATGGGACCTTTAACCGGGTCTGAGTCTTCATCAACGAGAGCCGGTCGCCTTCACAGGTGATCGGTTCTTCGTTTTTATAGGTGTGGACACCTTCGAGAGAAGCCACGAATGAAGCAACACCGTTTGAAAAAAAATCAAAGTCTACGGGTATCACGAGCTCGCCACAATGCGAAACGCAAAAAGGCAGCACCGAAGGCTCGAAAATCACGACGCGGAGGCGCACGTCTCGGCGCCGGTCGTCTACCTGGCTCCGAGAACAAAGTCACGAAGGAAGGCCGTGAGCTCGTCCATGAGATCGTCGACTTCAAGGCGCTTGTCGAGCGCTACTACGGCTTCGCAATGCGAGGCAAACTCGGCCCGACCAGGGCTCATATCTTCGATACCCTCATGGCTTACGGTTTTGGTAAGCCGCCTAAGTCTCTTAGTATTTCTACTCCCCCTGCCCCTGTCAACGTCTATTTCCATGACGTCGAATAGCATCGTTTCAACTCCTAACGATATCCATGTTCACTGGCAACCGAAGCAGAAAGCACTCTGGAAGATCGTCGACGAGACACCGACGCCGGTCATAGGATTCGGCGGATCTCGCGGTGGCGCCAAGTCTCACGCGGCCCGGATGATCCAAGTCAACCGCCGGCTTAGGTACGCCGGCACGAACGGTCTACTCTTCCGGAAGACCTACGACGATCTGTACGAGAATCATATCCTTCCGCTGTTCGCTCAGTACCCCTTCATGCGTCGCTGGTACAACAAGTCCGAGAAGATTCTCTATCTGCCGAACGGCTCATGGCTGCGTTTCGGGTACGCCGAGCATCACGACGATATCTACACCTTCTTCGGCAAGGCGTACGACGATATCGCGATCGACGAAGCGACGGACCTGGAGCAAGACCAAATAGAATTCCTGAGAACGTGCAACCGCCGCACGATCGAGTCCGCTCTCACGCCAAAGTTCCTCTTGACGATGAACCCTGGCCGGATCGGTCACGTCTACATAAAACGTATTTTCATTGACAAGAGTTACGAAGGCAACGAGCGGCCGACCGACTACGCATTTCTCCAGGCGTACGGATGGGACAACGTCGAATGGTCCCGGAAGGCTCTGGAGCTCGAAGGCAAGACGGCCAAAAATTACTACACATGGTCCGATGATAAGCGCTTCCAGTATTTCATCACCCACAGCGACTACGGAAAGAATCTTGACGCTTTGCCGGAGTCCGAGCGCAAAGCTCACCTGCTCGGTGACTGGGACGTGTTCGCCGGCCAGTTCTTCTCAATGTGGCGCCGTGAGCTGCACAGGATCGACAGCTCACTCTCGCCGGTCGCCGGCTGGAAGGTCGTCGGCGGTCTCGACTATGGCCAACGCACAGTACTCGAGGTTGCATTCCGGGACTACGACGGCAAGGTCGTCTACTTTGCGGAGTGCTACAGCGAGCACCTGGACCCGACGTCGAGGGCGCTTGCAATGGCCGAGATGCTGGAGGAAAAGAAACTCTACCGGCTCGACATGGTCTACGATACAAACATGGATATCAACCTGAAAGAGTACTCCGGACTGGACAAGGCGCCGGCCGAGATATTCAAAGCTGTCTTCAAGCAAAAGATGGGCGACAACGCTCCGCGTATGCGCGTAGTATCTAAGAAATCGACCGACAACCGTGGCTATCGTGCCGTGTGCAACGAAGCATTCAAGGACTATTTGCAATGGACCCGAAAGAAGGACGGCGAACTCGATCGCCGGCCCAGGGCGTACGTCACGAGAGATTGTCCGCGCCTGATTGCGACGCTGCCGACACTGATTCACGACAAGGATTCGCACGACGGCCTGGACTTCGACCAAAAGGTCGGCATCGACGATCCGTACGACGCCGCCAAAACTGTATTGATGGAGCTCTACACTCCGGTGCCGAAGAAGGGACAAGAGACATGGGCGGAGGCGATGCAGAAAAAGGCGAAACAGAAGTCAGGCTGGAAGCCAGGAATGGGTTAAGGAGAATCCCCAAATGAGAGACCCGCTACCAAGCGAGAAAATGACGGTGCAGAAGATTCAAGAGTCATGGTCGATCCTTCGGACCAAGTTCTCGCAGCTCCACGTCGAGGCTCTTCGGAATTACCGCTACGTCATTGGAGATCAGATCGACGAAGAGGTGAAGAAGGTACTTCGCGAAGAACACCGGCCGGCAATGGTCTTCAACCTGATTCAACCGCTCGTGTTGTATCTCGCCGGCGTTCTCTCAGCCAACAAGCAAGCAATGAGGGCTTCGCCGCTGCGTTTCGGCGACGAACTCCTGGCCGAACTTCACACGGTCCTGGTGAGCGACTTTGCAATGGAAGGCTGCGACGGATACGAAGAGATCGTCAAGGCAGCGATCGACTCAGTCATAGCGAAGGTCGGCTGGCTCAACAACCATTGGAGTACTCGAGAGACTGCAGAGGGAAAGTGGATCACAGAGAGCTTCGACCCATTGATGATAATGTGGGACCCCGACGGCCGAAAAGAAGATCAAACCGACTGGCGATACCAGGCTGTCTCGGCCATGTATGCGGCCGAAGAGATCATAGCAATTCACCAGGACGAGATCGACCCGGAGATGAAGGACTATATTCGCCGGGAAGCTGGCAGACTCGAAGGCGCCTATCGAAAGATTGGAACACCGATCGGCTGGCTCGATCGAGTCTTCTCGGCGGTTCGGGAAGTATGGGACAGTCTCCGGGGCGCAGAGCACTTGCGGGACCAGAGGGCCGGTCTGATATCTGAATTCTTTGACGGCCGGTCCGGTCTCTACCGAGTGATCGAATGGCACGAGAAGCGGACCATCGTCAAGAAGTGGGTGTACTCGCCAGAGACTCGGGACCAGATCCCGATACCCGAAGAACTCTACGAGAATCCCGAGGCAATCCAGCAGCTCGTCGCTCGAGTACCCGGCGGCCGCGTCCAGGATATTCAGCAAGAGCAAATGTGGGTGATCGCCGTCTGCCCGACGCTCTTGCCGGACCGTGTGATCCTGGAGAAACCGTACGCCGTGCAGAACAAGGGATTTCAGCATAAGCCAATTTTCTGCTATTCGTTTCATCCGGACCTTGTCCAGACTGCATCAGTCGTCGATGCTTTGGTCGGAATTCAGGACAGCTTTAACCAGCGCCGCATGACGATGCTCGAGTACATCATGGACACCGTGAACCCGAAGATCGAAGCTCCAGAAGACTCTATCTCGCCGGAGAACCTGGACGCCTGGAAGTCGAAGGAGCGGGGAGTGATTCGTTTCTTCAAGTCGACGGTCGGCGGCGGAAAGCCGACAGCAACTCCACCCATTGTCGACAAAGCAGCAATTCAAGCATTCACCGACGAGGACCGGGACCTGGTGCAGAAGACGGCCGGGATTTCTCCAAACTCACAAGGTTACAAGGAATCATCGAATGAACCGGCGTCACTGTTTGCGCAGCGAGTAAAGCAAGGTGAGATAATGATGGGCTTCTTGAACTCTCACGTTCTTCGCGCCATGCGGTCGGTCTTCCGGTACTGCGATGCGTCGCTGCAGCAATTTCTCACTATGCCCCGGATGGTCCGTCTCCTATCGGAGCCGGCAGCGGGAATGCCTGGCGTCGTTCCAGTTAAACAAGGCGAACAAGACGCCTACTGGATAAAACTCAACTGGCCGACGATGGACAAGTTAATCAATGACGTAAGGCAAGGTGAGTACGACTTCAAGGCAGACTTCACGCAACTCGGTGAGACGGCTCGTCAGGTGAAATTCGCCGAAGCGATGGGATTCGTCAAGGCAATTCCGCCGGAACTTATCAAGTGGGGCGAGCTCTTCAAACTTTGGGATAGTCCAGTCTCGGAGGCAATGGGGCAATTCGCCGAGCAACAGCAAGGCCAAGCAGTCGCAGCACAACAGGCGCAGATCGCGGCAGCGAAAGAGGCGCAACTTCTCAAGCAAGCTCAAGGTGAAGCCGGTCTCGTCGGCCAGGCGTCTCAGGCGCAAAAACAACTCGATCCAGTCACACAGTCGCGCGAAAGGACGGCCGCATAATGGACCCGAAACTCACGGAGCTCTTCAACCAGCTCAAACTCGTCTTCGAGCACTTTTGCGAAGCATACGAGCAAGCCAACGCACCGAGCTCTGGCGCCGAGACAATGCCGCCAGGACCACCGGAAGCAGCACCAGGCGTACAAGAGGAACTGAACCCGGAGCGTCTGTCTGACGCGGATCTCAATGACGCTATCCTGGGGAAGAAGAAGGGCGTTCCAAAATAGGAGATTCAACCGATGGCACTTTCCGAACACGCGAAAGAATCGCTGCGCCGAATGCACTCAGCCGAAAAACACTCGAACAGACTCGGCGCCGGGGCAACCAAGCGCAAGGCGTTCTTGCACGGAGAAGAGAAAATTCCGGTTGTGATGCACGAATTCAAACACGGGACTCTTCACAGCGGCAGCGGCCAGAAGGTAACAGACCGAAAGCAAGCCATTGCGATCGCAATGAGCGAAGCGGGAAAGAGCAAAAAATGACTGACCAAGTCGAAACGTGCGCGAACCATTTGCGTTGTCTACTAATCGCTGTCGCACTTGACGCGTGGTCTGCACGGCAAAAAGTAGGATTCAACTAACAAACGCAACACACCCGCCTCTGGCGGGAAAGGACACCCCTTAATCAAGGAGCCTTTATGAAACCCTTCACAATCTTCCACGCACCGGAAGGACCATCATCGGCCGAACCAGCAGCGCCAGCGGCACCGGCACCGTCCACCGCAAACGCTCCGGGAGCCGAATCTTCACAGCAAGACCAGCACGAGGCCGAAGAGTTAGCCGTCGAGACTTTAACCGACTCGCAACTTGAGGAAAAGATCACCGGCAAACCAACGCCGCCGGCAACACCGACAAAGGAAGGCGAAGCGCCTACCCCTGCAGCGGCACCAGTTGACGATAGGACGAAGGTTGGACCTGTAACGCCGGCCCCTGCGCCGGATTACCTGTACGCGGGGAAGTACAAAACGGTCGACGATCTCAAGAAGGGACTCCTTGAGATAGCGAAGCCGTTGAACTATAACCCGAAGATTCTGGAGCGGATCATACAGATCGCCGAGAAGACGGGAGACTGGAAGCCGGTCGAGGAAACCTACGCCGACTTAAATCTCACGCTCTCGCAGAATCAGAAGGCAACTCCGCCGGCGCCGCCAGCGACCGTTGAGCCACCGCAACCAGCGGCACCGGCCACGGACACCGAGCTTGCAGCACAGCAGGAGACGACCAGGGTCATAGTCAACGAGACATTTCGCGAGATCGCCAATAGCCAAATTGCGCAGGATTTAGCCGAACAAGGGCTCGAGCTTCCGACAACGAAGGAGCAATTCGCACAGCTCAAGATCGACTATCCTTATCTGGCGATAAAGTGGGACCAGGAATTCACTCGCCTGTTCCATTCTATTCGCAATGACGTCCAGGCGTACCAGCAATCGTTGGAGGGCGTCGAGACACACAACGCAGCGGCTATTGAGTCCGCAAAAACACAAATATCAGACTTCGTCAAAGAGTACAAGCTCGAAGGGATTAGTCAGCCTGAGATCACGAAAGCAATCGAGGACGCAATGAAAAGCGACTTCGTTTTCGAGCCGAAGGCCGGCGTTCCCTATCTGCGCGAGAATGGTCTCCTGGAGTACTTCCTGGCTAAAGAATTTCCAAAGCTGGCGAAGATCATCAAGACCAACGGCGAGCTCGACGGACGCACACAACACGCCGAGGACCTACAGGCAATGCGCGAGAAGACCGTAAGGTCGATATCAACCGCAAAGCTACCAGGCTCCCAGGCACGTCGAGAGACGCCGGCGATCAATCCCGAGGACGAGCAACAGATCGCAGCACTCTCTGACGAAGATATCGAGAAACTTCTCAAATCCGGCAAACAGTAAGCCGGACAAGAAAGAGAGTACTAACTCATGGGTGCATCAATTTTTGATTACACCAGCCGATTGAACCCGAAACTTTTGGCCGAGCGAATGTACCGCCAGCAATGGCGGCAGAACAAGTTCGCTCAGTGGGTCGCTCCGGAATTCATCAAGAAGGGCGGCAAGGGCGAAGAGGTAGGGACGCTCGGTATGGACACTCCGACATTCTCTGGAGCACCGATCGAGGTGTTCGAGCAGTTTGTCAAACTGGGACGGACCGATATGGACATTCCGGTCCGCAACCGGTTGATCGCCGATCCGGTCTTCGGCGATATGCCGCTCAAAGGAACGGCAGAAGCAGCGGTGGTAGCTTTCCGGCAGGTGTTGATTAACCAAACCCGAAAAGCCTACAGTCCGCCGACTGGAATGTCAAAGCAGATCACAAAGGCGTACGCGGAGAACCTCATCAACAAGGCGGACGCGTACATTCGCCAGTGGTGGAACGACTATCATCCTGGGAATTTCATTCTCACGATGCTCTCCGGTGCTTCACTGGACGTTGTATCTCCAGCGACGCTTGGCGGACGTGCTCTCGGGTACGTCTCCCATCCGAACCTGGTGGTAGCGGGTAGCGGCCTGGTCAGCTACACAGGTGGTCGACCTGGCACGGCTGGATACGAAGCATCTGTCGAAGCAGCTCTCAACGGAATGGCCGACGATCCGAAGTACTACATGACCGTCGCACTCATTCGCAATCTCGTCGTCGAGGCTGCGCGCTTGAAAATTGGGCGAGTAGTCCTACAGAACGGATTCGAGTTCTATCCGCTCTGGCTGAGTGATTCGGCCTGGATCCAGCTCATGCTCGATCCGGAATTCAAGGACTTCTACAAACGGTTGCCGGAAGGTCTCAAAGGGCATCCGTTGGCGACCGGTGCAGAGAGCTACATTGCCGGCGCCGCTTTGTATCCCGATCTGAGCTTGTGGGGTGCAAGGACGAATGCGTCTGACGGCAACGTCACCGCTGGCACGGTCGAGTACGGGCCGGCGCCGACCTCAGCGCAACGCGGCCTGGGGCGCAAAGTCGGAACCTGGACGAATCAACTGGATACGTCGGATATCTCGATGGCTCTGTTGATCGGCCAGTCCTGTATGGCAGTCGGTGTTGGCGAGAAGATCAGCTTCACCGATCAACTCGACGACCACGGCCAGGTCCAGGAAATCGGAATCAAGACAATTCAATCCGTGGTACGCTCTGACGTGTACGATCGAGACGGCAAGGTACCCGGTCTTTCCGCTGGTGACTTCTACGAGAACACGTCTTCTCTCGCAGTAGCCACGTTCAGCAAACACACCCTCAAGTATTCGTAGGGAGAAAGGAGCGTAGCAATTATGAAACGAACAGCGATCCTTCTCCTGGCGCTCTTGATGGGCGCGTCGCTTGCGTTCTCGCAGGTGATTGCCGTACAGGACGATCCTATCTTCGTGGTCTCTGGAGGTTCATTCGTCAAACTGACGGCGACAATCTGCGGACCGACGGCCTACACTCGCGACTCGACGGCCATCGGGAACTTCTTTCCGATCATCTACAACGGGACGACTCACCCAGGACTGCTCGGCCAGTATCCGGACAGCATAGTGATCTTCTCGTACGCTACGGCAGACACGGCTCACGACGTACTCATGCGGTTCAAAGCAGCGAGTCGTTACGGACGCACGATATCAAGTTCAACGTCTGTTTTAGTAGACTCAAGCCGTTCGACCAGTGCAGCTGTAACTTTTAGGCGAACAACGATCTCAGCAGCGAATTACAGTCCGTATGATCTCTATGGTGTTTCCTGTTATACCGAGGTCCAGACGGACGCGTACAACGCTCTGAACGTCGCACACGCGAGCAAAGTATTCGTGAGGTTTGTCCGGTACTTCCATAAGTAGGTGCTCGGGAGTGCCGGGTTGTAGAAACATGAATTCACGAGACACATTCACTTCTCCAGTCGAAAAGGAGATAATTCAATGGGTGCAGCAAAGGGAATTTTCCCGGTCGAAACCACGAACATCGCTGGTTTTGGCTATCCGGTAAACTGCCATGTGACGGTCAAACAGAACGACGAGATTCAGATTCATGAAATCTTCTATTCGGCAGCTCCAGCTGCGTTGTTTGACAACGCGCCGAACGGGTCGATCCTGTGGGACGTGGTCGCTGGCAACGTGTACCAGAAACGCGGCGCTCTTGGTGCATCAAACGGGACCTGGAAATACCAGGCGATCAACACCTGAGAGAACCGTGGCAATTCACGGCCCCCTGCGAAAGTGGGGGGCCATTTTCTCATACCTATCAAGGATGGTCTTATGAGATTGCGAATTTTACCTGGGACGGTGCAGCTCCCGCATATCATCTCTAACGCCGGCGTCACCTATGAGCTGTCTCCAGAGGCGGACGTGCCGGACGAGTACGGCGCTGCAATGATCCGGACACACCCGAAACTCTTCGTCGAGGGCAAGGGGCCGGTCGACCTGAAACTCTACACGTTCAAGGATTCATTCAAGAACAAGACGGTGACGGATATCGTCGCCGGCCTGGACGACGAGGGAAAGCTCAAAGCGTACAACGCTGTCAAGGCGATCGCAGAGGGGAAGGACGCCGAAGCAATTCCGCAGTCGACTCCGCCGTCTGGCCTGTCGGAAGACGAGCAAACTCTCGTCTTTGCATTCCGGGCAATGGACGACGAGGACAAGGATCTGACGCTCAATTACGTCAAGAGGAAAGTCTAAGAGCGAGCAATCGCGGCGTGGAGCAACTGGAAGCTCGCCAGACTCATGCTCTGGAGGTTGCAGGTTCGAGTCCTGTCGCCGCAACGAATGTTTTCAGAAAGGAGATATCACAATGAAACGAATTGCCAGTATCACGATGTTGCTCTTGGTTCTATCGACGATCGCTCTGTCGCAAGTGTGGTGGAACCGTGTGGAATTTCGCCGGGTCCCGAATCTTACAGCATATTCCGCTGGTGATGTTGTCGGACCAGATACAGTCGCCGGGACCGGGAATCTTCTTTGCTTCTCCGGGATTGTTCCCAATGGCAGCTACGGCGGAGTGATCGCCGGACTCAAGCTAACGGTCGACACCGCGAACGTAACCAATGCGAGTTTTAAGATTTACTTTTATTCTGACTCAGCCGGCAATAAGCGGCCACTCGATAACGCTGCATTCGTTCGTACGATGAAGGAAGACAGTCTAATCTTCGGCTCGGTCACGTTGAACCCTTTGAATGTAACAGGGACAGGATCAGGGACGACGACGGCAGAAATTGATACAGCCCTTGCAGCGCCTATTCCGGTTCGGACTGTCGCCGGTTCTCGCACGATCTACGCTCGTATCGTCGCTCTGGCAGCCTGGGCGCCGCCGAGAGCGCAACGGATTCGCTTAGAGCTCTATCTCAAGGCCAACTAAGGAGACTCTTCGATGGCACTTAAACTCTCAGTATTGACCCGCAACGCCAGGCTCGACGCCATTGAAACACTAATCGGCGGAACAGCGAAACTCTCACTCAGGACCGGCGCACCGCCGGCGGACTGCGCTGCAGGTGATAGCGGCGATCTTCTTATTCAGATCACCCTTCCGGCTGACTATTGGAATGCAGCGGCCAGCGGATCAAAGACCAAACTTGGAACCTGGCAAGGCGTAGCGACCGGTCCCGGAGTTGCGGCTCACTTCCGACTCTATGCGAACGACGGAGTAACCTGTCACATGCAGGGAACGGTCTCGCTTACCGGGATCGGCGGAGATCTCGAAGTCGACAACACAAACATCGCGGTCGGTCAAACGGTGACGATCACGACCTTTACTATCACTGACGCAAATCCATAAGGAGGGCGTACTATGGCTCTTTCAAGTCTTGCACTACGAACTACGACATTCACGGCGACGACGACCGCGAATATCGAATGGCGCACACCAGCAACCGTCCGGGCGAAGGTCCTGGAAATCAGTTTCATCCAGTTGACGGCAGTTGCTTCTCAGATCGGTGTCGGAAGGCCGCAGGCAATCGGACTTACGCCGGTCAATGTTCTTTTTCAGAAGGATGATCCCAATGACCCGCCATCTGTGATGAATGGCTCCTTGTCATGGGCCACGAGTCCGACCGTGCCCTTGATCTATCATCGACGGTGGAATGGGACGTTGGCCAGCGTTGGAGTCGTCTGGACATATCCGCGCGGCCTCATTATCCCGATTTCATTTTCTCTCGTCATCTGGAACATTGCAACGACCGTTGCATCGGACGTCAACTGTGTTCTTGACGAATAGGTGACGGCATGGCAATACCGACTCCAAACAAAACGGTGGCCTATATTGCCATCACTTTATTCGATGACGGCAATATGGCAGTGAGTGGGAACATTGGCGACGTCCGTCTCGCGCTTCAAATGATCGACGGAGCGCGGGACGCGGTGAAGAATCAACTCAATCTGCGGACAAAGGAAGGACTCTTGCTCCCGAGCCGCGATGTTGAAGTCTCACCGCACCCTGCGTTCCCGCTCACGCCTCACGGGGATGTTCCTGACGATCTTCACGCAAAACTTCTGAAGAAGGTGACGACTTGAGTCAATTCCTTGGAACGACAAGCGGATCAGATGGTGGCATTCCTCCTGGCCAAGATGATAAAAGACTGTGGCCGGAAGTCTTAATGGATGACATTAACGCCGTCTATTCGGTCATGTGGACAACCATCATGGGTTTTGAAAATCTGTTTTGGCCGAAGTCCAGCTATTTTGATTCTGGTGGCGATGAGATGCTTGAAATCAGAGACGAACTATGGGTAGAGGTGAACGTCGAACCTTACAATGGTGGCTGCAATACTCGCTACGGAATTCAAGGAGTGACCCGTGATGCCTTCGGCAATCCCCTGGGTGGCTGTAGGGTGAAATGTTTCCGCACGAGTGACGATATAAAGACAGACGAAACCCTATCGGATGCTAACGGGAACTTTCTGGTATCGACTCCTTTCTTTCCAGATGCTCACTATCTGGTGCAGTACAAGGCGACGAGTCCTGACGTTTTCGGTTCTTCGCTCAATACATTGGTAGGCGCATAGATGAAATACATTGTAAAACTTCGGCCAGAGAGTAGGCTTTACAAAGGCGAACCATGTTCGGTCGATGCAATGCTCTATTCGGAAAGCCGGCTAAGACCTGAACCGATCCTACCGCCAGACCGAAGCGGTATCAATGGAGACCTTAATCAAACTTTTGGAGCCCTGACACTTTCGGGCCTCTACACCATCGACAACACTGGGCGCCTGGACAAAACGCTCAATCCGCTTTTACTCACAGCTGCAGCAAAAGTCGATATCGCCGCGGCACTTATTAAAACATTTGGCGAATTGATAGCGACCGGTGCTGGCACGGTGAGGGTCGCCGGAAGCCTAAACAAGATACTCAGTCCGCTCACAATCTCCGGTGCATCTGGCGTCGGCGTCAATGGTCAACTTTCAAAAACACTTGGCAGCCTGCAAATTCAAGGCCAGGGAGCGGTCTCGATCTCGGCGATCCTGGTCGAAGTGCTCGATGCGCTGACGTTGGTCGGAGCCTATACTTGTGTGACTCAATGCTACCTGGACGAAACTCTGGGCTCATTGACCGTCGACAGCGCCGGCTATCTGCAAGATCTCACACACTACACAACCGTCGCTCGATCCGTCTCTCGACTGCAGAAACCAGCTCGGGCGGATCGGACACTGACACCGAATCGTAAGTTTAGAAAGACTCCTTCTCATGTATAAAAAGCCAGATGAAGTCGTTGAAATGACGGTGGACTTCGTCAACGAGCTGCCAGTTGGCGGGACGCTCCAGCCAGGTTCAGCCGTTGAGGTTTTCGATTCTAACGGTACCGACGTAACGAGTTCTATGCTCGTGGCCATTCATATCAATGCGACGAGCCTGGACGCGGTGGTCCAGGGCGGGACTGATGGAAAGAATTACCACGCTCATTTCATTGGAAACGGTGTCTCTCCGCTGGTCTACATCGATGACCTGTATTTCAGCGTCCGGTCGACCTTCACTCCTGCACGTTGGGACACGATCATCGAGGACGTACTCGAGAATCTATCGGACGAGGGTGTGCGGGACGCAAACATGGACCGAGTCACTGCAGAGGCCGACAAGGTCCAGGTCGATATCTGTCGGGAAGCGTTGGCGTTGCAGTCTGCCAGCTCCATCGTGACGGTCGCAACGCAATCGGAGTATCCGATCAATGCGCTCTGGTACAGAATCGTTCAGATCTTCAAACCTTCCGCTTGGACGCGGGATATTATCATCGTACACGACAAAGAGGACTGGAAGAAGATCATCAACAATACAAATCTTCCCACGCAACAGCCGCTCTTTGCAACGGTCTGGAATAAGAGTTTCATTCTCTGGCCGGCACCGACAGAGGTTCAAACCTTGACGGTGTGGTTCAATGCCAGACCGTCCAACCCGGCCGAACTCGGAAGCGATCCTGATATCGAAGAGCAATGGGACGACTGCCTAACCTATGGCACCACGGCCAGAATGTTTCGGAAGAAATTAGCCAGGAACCCGGCTCTAAAAGATATTTACGCTATCTACGACGCATTGTACAACGCGGAACTTAAACGGCAAACAACGCACGAACTCAAGCGAATGGTCCTGGGACCAAACAAGGTCGCATCATCAAGCGATCGGATAGGATTCTAACTCGATGGCCACGACACTCTTCAATCTGAATATCTTGGCTGCAGCTCGCAAACGGCTCGACAAGCGGTCCTCTGCCGGCCCAGGAGACGACACCGGTCATGTGTACTCGAGTGGTCTCTGGAGCGAGTATCAGAACCGGGCAGTCCGGGATATCTTGAAACTGCTCTATGACAGTGTCGGCGAGAAGGACTTCGGCAATATCATCCCTGAGTACATGGTCACGAGCGGTAGTTTGAGTCTGGTCGGTGGCGTCTTCGCAAAACCGGCCGATTGCTGGCACGTCGTGGACCTGGTCAAGTCCGATCTTAGCGTCAAA